TAAAGCAGCGCAAGGATATACCCGAAGAGATAAGATATTTGATGGGCGAATATGATGACCCAAGGATTGGATTCCTAAAGGGTGCAATGAAGCAGATTAATCTTTATGTTGATAATCGCACGTTGACAAAATTGCGCGACCAAGGTTTTGCTGCTGGCCTATTCTTTGATTATCCGGCACCGAACACAGTCGAAATTGCGCCGAAGGGTAGCGAGGTAATGTCTCCGCTTAATGGCGTTTACGCAGATCCAATGGTTGCTAGGGCATTAAATAATTTTGATGTTGCATTCACTTCAAACATCCCTGGGCTATCAACTTTCTCGAAGGTAAACACTATTATTAAATGGTCCAAGACAGTTGGATCTCTGAGAAGCCAAGCTAGGAACTTTATATTTAATATTCCAATCCAAATCCAAAACGGTAATTTTGACTTTCTTACTGGAAAAGATTTTGGCAGGACAACGGCCATGATCATGGCTGATTACGGACTTTCCGGAGACACCCAACAAATCAGAAACCAATTACGCCGCGCTGTTGGACTTGGCGTGATGAACAACGCAAAGTTTAACGAGATGGAAGCATTGATGAAGGATGCCGCAATTGACAGGGGTAATATTCAAGACTTTATTGAACGCAATTTCTTTGGGAAACTTGTCGGTCCTGCAACCAAAGCACTTGATACAGCAGCAAACATTAAAAACTTTTTGGACTTCATGTACCGAACCGGTGATAATTTCCATAAGATAGCTCTTTGGAGATATAGGGTTAATTCGCTTATGGACGGGAAAAAGATGAGCGAAGCGGATGCTGAAATTGAGGCCGCTGATTGGGTCAATGACAGGTTTGCAACTTACGAAAAACTCCCTCCAATGCTAAAAGCTTTTCGTGCGAATCCTTTTGCGAAGAACTTTATATCGTGGAATGCCGAAAGAATCAGAAATTCATACCACAGCATAAAGGGTGCAATCGAGGACATGAAAACTCCAGGCATGGAGAAGTACGGCATGCGCACGATTATTGGAAATATTCTTGGACTTACAATTTCGCTTGGATCACAAATGATGGCGGCATACGCGCTTGGGTGGTCATATGAAAAGATCAAGCAATTAAACGATCTTGCTCCAGGTTACCAGAAATCGGCAACACTTCTTCCTGTTGGATATGATCCGAAAAACCAAGAAGTAACATATATTGATATATCCTACTCTGATCCTTTTGATATTATTAGACAACCAATCAATGCATTTATGTCCGAGGACACATTGGACAAGAAATTGATTGGTGCGGTTGGCACATTCTTTGGTGATTTTCTTGGGTTCAGTATTGCAACCGAAACCCTGGCTGGTGTTATGAAGAATGAGCGAGCAGACGGCACTCAAATTGTAAATCCAAAGGCAAGTCCGATTGCGAAGCTTGGGGCATGGGGTGAATATCTTGGTAGAACAATTGAACCTGGAACAATTTCAGACATGCGACAGCTTTACTTTGCAATTAAAGGCCAGCCCGATCCTTTCTTTGGACCTCGCGCGCCTGTTCCGTCTATCCCTGGAATGCTTTCTTCATTTGGAGGATTCAGGGTTCAGAAATTAAATCTTGGTGATGAGCTTTTCAAGAAATCCAGGTCGTTCAACAATGCGATGGGTCAATCCACAAGATTGTTTACCGGAGGATTGGTGAGCAGGGGTAAGCCTAACCGTGATATGCTTGCAAGCGGTGCAGAACAGATGGATCGCGCAAGAATTGAGACATTCAAAGACATGAGCAAGGTTTACAATTCTGCATTATCATGGGGATTGAGTCAGGATCAGGCTGTTTCTGAAATGCGCAGGGGTGGTATAAGCAAGGAAAACATAGCAGCTATTATTTCTGGAGAGATTCCACAATTTAGAGTTGGAAGATCAATGCTCAAGGAGCTTTACAGGGATATGCCAGAAGATTCTGAAAGAAGAATGCAGATAACTAGAGAGCTTTTGAATCAGGAACAATAATGGCAAAATTTGACATCCTTGGGTCTTCCAGCCGGTTCAATCAACTTGAATCGGATATGCGCAATAACGCCATTAAAGGTCAATTTGAGGCATATACCCGCGCGCCTAGCCAAGAACCGCAACAGCAGGTACAGAAAATGCAGGAAAGCCCACAACCAGAACCTATGACTACAAAACCACAGCTAGATCAGCAGGGTCTTCCGGACCCATACAAGACGGTTGAGTGGGAGGGCCGTAAGGATAAGCAGGGGAATCTTGCCATCTACAAGTTGCCTTCCGGTGATCAGGGTGGAAGTTATGAGGTAGCTGGAATTAATGACAAATATCATCCGGAAGCATTCAAAGCCATCGCAGCGTTGCCTGCGCAAGATAGAGCGGCAGCAGCGGCAGAATATATCAAGGGATATACAGCCCAATTCGTGTCACAAATGCCCGAAGCAATGCGCCCCTTCGCGCAGGATCTTGCGTTCAATCGAGGCATGGGCGGTGCAACGAAGTACATCCAGCAAGGACTAAATACGCTAGGTCAAAATGTTTCGGTTGACGGAGGCCTTGGACCGAAGACATTGCAAGCAATCGGAATGGTCCAACCGCAAGCATTAATGCGTGCGGCAAGTGATGCACAGCTACAGGATGAATATAGGAAGGCCGAACTAGACCCTAACCGGCGCAAGTTTATTCCTGGTCTTGAGGCCAGGATTAGGAACAGGCTGTCAGCTTTTGGACAAGGTTAACGGCTAGACCAGGATTTACGAAAGACTGTAGATCCGGAAGAAACTGCCGTAGATCTCCCAACAAAAACATCACCACATTTTACTTGTGAAGTATTATAACCAATAAATGAATCCCCTGCGCGAACTACAGACCTATGCGCTGAAAGATAGGTATCTCCACATTTTACATAAGCACCGCGAGGAGTAAGATATGTATCGCCTGCCTGTATTATTGCCCCATGCGCCCCTACTGCAACATTTCCGCATTGGGCATATGTGCCATCTCCATCGTAAACTCCACCAATAAAATCATTCATAGCACCTTCATCCTGACCCAATGCAACCGAAGCCAAAACCATCATCAATAAGATTTGAATTGTTTTCATGTGAAAACTATTCAGCATATTTAAAATGGAGTCAAGCATGAAACTAGGCTCAAGACAAATTGGCGCAATCGGCGTGACTCGCGTTACAGGGGCCTTGCTTCGATGTGGGTTTAATGTGCTGGAACCATACGAGGACTTTTCCGGATATGACCTAGTGGCTGAAAAGGGTGGAAAGTTTATCCGCCTACAAGTCAAGACGGCTCAAACAATCGAGCCTGGGCGCACAAAGTACAGGTTTACCACATCCATTGGGAATGGGTTTAATATTCCAAAGCGACCAATCACGGGCGTGGATTACGTTGTGTGCTGGGCAATGCACGATGATGTTTTTTGGTTGTTGCCGATAGCCAAGTGCAAAACATTGACCACAAAACTTTGTCCCTCGACAGGGCAAAGCTGGCGGATATTCCAGAACCTATGACCGAAGAGCAAGCATGGGCAAAGTTTGAGGATGCCATGAGGAATATCGAATCCTTTGATGAGGCCATTGCATGGTTAAATAAGAATCCAGAAGTAAAAGAAGGTCTTACTGTTTACGAGATGATGCGCCAGTTCAATAAGGATATTAGGGAAGCTAATAAGTATTATCGTAATTAAAATTGGTTGTTGACCCAGCACGGGATGTTCCGCTAGAACCAGCGGATGGGCAAAATCAACAGTAGGGCAAAGGGCGCAGCGGGGGAGCGGGAATTGGCTGGATACCTACGGGAACAGGGATGGCAGAAGGCTCGCCGTAGCCAACAATATGCAGGTAATCCGGAAGGTGGTTCCGGTGATGTTGTTTGCGAGAACTTCCCATTCCACATCGAAGGCAAGCGTTGCCAGCAATTAAAGCCTGAAGCCTGGATACAGCAGGCCATTCGTGATTGTCCTAATGGAAAGATTCCAGCCGTGTTCTTTCGGCGCAACGGAGAGAAGAAGTGGCTAGTTATTTTGACAGCGGATGACATTTGTGAACTTGCCAGAACAATCGCTCCTCCTCGTATGGAGATTGAGCATGCGAATGCTTTAGCGCATACCGCAGTAGGCGCAGGCTTTTGGGTTAAAAAGCCAGACGAACTTCACCCAACATACATACAACCAATACAAAACCCAAATAAATAAAGGAGAAATAACATGGCACTAACCCTAAGCGAAACATCAAAAAACACGGAACGCAAGTTGCCCGAAGCCGGTGCAACCGTAGGCGTTCTTTACAGCCTAGTTGACCTGGGCAACCAGAAAACCAATTGGGACGGCCAAGAGAAATGGTCCCCCAAGGTTCGGCTCACATTTGAGCTTCCCGACCAGACCGATGAGTTTGAGGTCGAGGAGAACGGAAAGCGCACCAAGGTTACTAAGCCTATGGTCGTATCCATCGAACAGACCCGCAGCCTTGGCGAAAAAGCCAGCCTGCGGAAACTCTTGGAACAATGGCGCGGTCAGACATTCACGGCCAAGGAACTACAGGCATTCAGCTTGAAAAACCTTCTTGGCAAGCCAGCCATGCTTACTCTGATCCACAAGACCAGTCAGCAGGGACGGCAGTATTGCGCCATTGCCGGAGCTTCCAAACTCCCCAAGGGCATGACTGCTCCTTCCAAAACTACCAACGATCTCATGTACTACGAGATTGAGGAGAAGGAGGGTGGTCAGTTTAAGGATATGCCGGAATGGTTGCAGGATAAGATCCGCGCATCCAAGGAATTTGGCGCATCCGGATCGCCTTCCGGTCCTGTTAGAATCGGAGACAAAGACGGCAACGGCGAAAACGTACCGTTCTAAGTTATATGGCACTTACTATTACAGGTAAGGAGCCATCCAATACCCGTCTGGTCCATAGTGACCAGACGGGTCATTGGTACACAGCAGAGGGTGAATCCGCCCATACTGTGCTAGGCAAAAATGGAAACTTTCGGAACACGACTGTGGCAGATGCCAGGAAGATGCTTCTCTATCCGTCAGTCACAAGCATCCTTTCGATCATGGACAAACCACAGCTTACCAATTGGAAGATTGAACAAGCAATCATGGCATGCTTGACGCTGCCAAAGGAGGAAAATGAAACGCTCGAAGAATATGCCAAAAGGGTCGTTAAAGACTCGAAAGAATCTACCAGCAAAGCGGCGGAGCATGGAACCAAAATGCACTTGTGCATGGAAGACATCCTACTTGGAAGACCTGTATCCGGAGATGAGACACTTGCTCCGTATATCGAAACCTTTAAGAAGTGGGCCGATGCAAACATTGAGAAAACGTACTGGTGCGAAAAGGGTCTTGTCGGCGCAGGCTATGCGGGAAGGTGTGATGCCTACGTCAAGCTACGCAATGTGGGTGACGCTATCATCGACCTAAAGAATCGGAAGGTGAATCCAAAGTACGATCCGTTTTACGATACTGATTGCGCCCAGCTTTGGGCCTATAGGTCGGCAAGCGAGAACCCGCAATGCGCCTGCGTATCGGTAGTCCTAGCATCGAATGATCCAACCAAGTTGATGACGAAGGTTTGGGACGAGGACGAGCTTTACCAGTCTGGAATAGCCTTTTGCGCCATGCAAAAGGTTTGGTCTTGGGTAAAGCAATACACGCCTCCTGGCATGAAGCTGTGAACGCTCCCACAATCCAAGACATGGGCAACGCTGCGCAGGAAATTGTGTGGCGCGTGATGGGTAAAGGATCGGATAAGTCTGCCTACGGTGATTGGCTGGAGAAGGATCGACCTACCCATGACTACCACATTGCCAGGGCAATCCGGCACCTAGCCACAGCGCAGATGCAACTTCACAAATCTTCACCGTGTCCTGACAATAACGGTGAAACAAGTGTTGACCACTTGGAGCGTGCGTTGGTAAGGTCGCTATTCGTGTTAGCTCAAATAAAGAAAGAGGTACCAAGATTATGAGATGGATTAAGAAAGAATTGGATGAAGACGGAAAGCCAGAGTGGGCAGTTTACATTGACAAAGCTGGTGAAGGCAACGAAGAGGATTGGTCCCATTTCGATACCTATGCTTCACGAGATGAAGCAGTCAAAGCATGCTGGAATTACACTTGGGAAGACTACGATTGTAGCAACAAATGAAACGCGCATTAGTAACTCAAGCTTTCGGAGACGATTGGAAAAAGGTTTTGGATCTTACTAGGCCAAGGATGGAAGCTTATTGCCAGAGGCATAAGATTGATTTCCTTGCGCTTGAAAAGCCATTGGTCGAGCCGGTGCAATATAGCAAGTCTGCGATTGGGAACATCATGGCTACAAAGGGATATGAGCAGATCACATTTGTGGACTGCGATGTTTTGATTGCAAACGATTGCGATGACATTGGAGATGGAGTTGAGATGTTTTGCGCCTTCGATGAGGGTGCGTTTTTGGATCGCAAGTATGAGATGGGCAAGCTTGCAAGCGCATTCGGTGCGCAGATTGATCCAAGATTCTACGTCAATACAGGGGTGTTTGTTATCTCATCCAAAGCTGTTGGTGTCTTGTCGATGCCTCCGCTTGGACTGCTGCCAAATCATTTTGCAGAACAGACCTGGATGAACATTATGATCCATCTGTGGAATGTTCCACTACAGGAACTTGATCCGGCATACAACTGCATGACCAGCGTTGAGTCGCACTTTGGATTGGATCGCTACAAGGATGCGTACTGCATTCATTATGCAGGACAGTCTGGAGACATAACAAAGTTGATTGAGCAGATAAAGTCTGATGATGCCAAGCTTGTGGAACTTGGTAGATGACCACGGTTAAGGTAGTAGCTGAGTGCGGTAAGTGGCGCATCCATACAACCGCAGGATATACGATTGGTCCTCGCCTATGGGGTGCTGTACCGGCCAATGGCCTGCCACCACTCACAGACATATTTGATACCAAGCAAGAGGCGCAGGATGCAGCCTTCCTGTGGAACGAATACGCCAAGTGGGTTGAGCATCATAAGAAGAAAGGCAAGAGGAGATATTAATGCGCTCTACCCACCTAACCAAGGGAGACTACGATGAGAAGCTACAGCAATTGGCTGGAGAGGTTGCCAAGCGAGCGATTGATGATGTCAGGCTACTACAACGCCGTGGAGTGATTGATGGAATGAAGATCCTGCGCCGGAACCTGGGTAAAAGATTCTTCCTTGGTGATTGTGAGGAGTACAAGAATGTTCACCAGATCCAGAAGTTAATCCGAGACTTCAAGATTGGTGCAGTAGGATTCTGGTGCCGAGCCTCCGGAGTTCCGATTGACAACAAGACTTTGATTAGGCGAGTCTTCAAGGCTACAAAATGATGCTTACGGCAATAGCAGATTTTGCATGGGTTGCGTGCTGGGTTGTTCTTTACATGTCGTTCCTTGCGTCTTTACTGGCATTCCTGTTGCTAGGTGTTTACGCATTGTTCTGCTGGATAAGAAAGGAAATTAACGATGGAAGGTAAATACATTCAGAAGGTTCTAGGTGCCAGCGTTGACCGATATGTTCTCACTCCGGCACAATGCATGATGCTGCGTGAAGACGCGCAGATTATAGGAATGAAGCGTGCGACTGTGATGAAGAAGGATGGGTCGCATAAGGTGTCGCTTACTAGGACTTGCACATCCTGCTGGGTTCCAAACAGCCAGCATCATAAATGGATTTATAACGTGATGGCCGAGCTTACAAAATCAATTAACCAGGATAGCTGGAAATTTGACATTACCGGAATGCAACAGTTGCAGATTCTAAAATACTCACCGCTTCAGCAGTTCTGGTGGCACTTTGATACTTTCAACGGAAGCGACCGAAAGCTTACGGCTGTTGTCAATTTATCCGACCCTAGCGAGTATCTTGGCGGTGGACTACAAGTTAAAGCTGACATAGAAAACGATCAGTTCATCCGCGAGCAGGGAGCCGGATGCTGGTTTCCATCTTACCTGGAGCATCGCGCCCGTGCGCCAATATGGGGTACCAGGTGGGTGTTGGTGGCTTGGTTTACGGGGCCGTCATGGAGATGATCCAGTTAAATCCGGAGATATGGGTCATTACGCCTAAGGGTTATGGATTGGCTTTTCTGGTTACTGATTATGGACTCGACCACAATAAAATTTTTACTGTACTACTCGACTCCGGTGACGTTCTTGACTTCGACATTAAAGACATACGCAGGACGGAGAACCCAAGCTTCGGGGTAAAGGCACCGGAGGTGCCGAATCCCTACTACAACAACAAGGAGAAATAAAATGCCATTAGGTAAAGATGTATCCAAGAACATGCATGAACTTGCGATGGATAATAAGAAGACCGGTAAAGCCCGTGGTGCCGGCGGGAAAGTTCGTTCCCGCAAGCAGATGATTGCCATTGCGCTATCGGCTGCCGGCAAGAGCAAACCTCGCAAGTTTCGCATGCGGGCCGGAATGTGATGGAAGTTGAGGCAAGGAACCGCCTCAAATGGGCGTGCGATATCCTTCTCTCTGCCAGGGAAAAGCTGGCAGTAGAGAGGGATCGCGCGAACCACGGACATGCGATTGACATTATTCAGATCATTGCCCTTGTCGATGCAGCGGCTTTGGTCTGTAAGGAAGTAACGGAGGACAAATGAACATAAGAGATCAGATAGTGGAAGACTACGGAGAGGATGCGGAAACGATGCTATTCGCGGATGGATTTGATGATGCAATTGTCGGTGTCGGGAACGTGTTCGGTGGAAAGCTGTGCGCGATTTATGATACCGACCTGGTGCTTAAGCAATGCATAAAGGATGGAATGAAGTATGACGAGGCCCTGGAATACTTTGATTTTAATATTGCAGGCGCGTATGTGGGCGAGCAGACTCCGATCTTCATTCACAAAATAGAAAGGGAAACAAAATGAAACTATGGACCAATCAAACAAACTCAATCCACAAGGTGGATGACAATCTTCTTCATGTTCGCAATACCTACGTCATTCCGGATGAATTGACCGGAGGAATATGGGCTGACTCCATTCCATGCCCGCATAAGATTAAGCCGTACTACAAAGGTAGATCCACAGGCGGGGCTACTGCCGTATATCGGGCTGGAGCAATTGGGGATGCTGTGATCGCAACGGCATTCGTCAATTACCTGGTGCAGGAGTCCGGAGGTGTTGTGGATGTCTACGCTCCGGCGCGGAACCTTCCGCTCTACGCCGGATTAGGCGCAAAGCTTTACCCGCTGCCATGCACGTTGGAGGCGTGGGATTCATACGATGCGCACCTACCAACTGATGATTTGTTCAGCGGTCAGGTTGGAGAGACGAAGCTTGGTACTGGTCCTGGTAATTGTTACAAGCGGATCTACGAGTGGATGGGCGTATGGGATGAGAAGACGATGGTCCAGTATTGCAAGCCAATGCTTCACCTTATTGAGCCTGATCATGAAGAGATCAAGGCCCTGGGCAAGTGGCCGTTGCCGGAGAAGTTCTTTGCCTACCACGTTTCGTCTTCCGGACCTACTCGCACCTACCCGCCCAAGATGGGGCAGGATGCAGTACTAGCATTGCTAGAAGCTTTCCCCGAACATCATGCTGTGATCATTGGTCTGGACAACAGCAACAACTTTCATGTCGATCATCCAAGGGTGATTGACTTGTTTAATACGACCAAGGCGATTCGCTCCCTGTTCCCTGTCGTAGCCAACGCTGACTTTGTGGTGGCTCCGGACAGCAGCGTCAATCATATCGCAGCCGGACTGAACACTCCGTGCGTGTCGTTGTGGGGTAGCTATGACCCAAATGATCGCATGACCTATTACCCGCTCAACGTGTCGGTGTTTAAGCCGGAAGTATGCCCGCATGCCCCATGCAGGCCGCATGCAGGATTGCCACAAGCCAAGTGCAAGGATGCTACAAACAAAACTCCCAAGACGCAGATGTGGTGTAATGCGCTTCGCAACATTACGGCGGAGGATATTGTTGAGGCCAGTAAGAAGGCGATGGAGTTGGAAGGATAAAACAAATCCGGCGCATGGTACGCAGGGAGATCCTGCGGCGGGAGCCTCCATTGTGTGTCGCCCCTTGAAACAAAGCCGGATGTTTTTATATGAATACCCCACTAATCATCTCATTCGGAGGCGGAACAAACTCCGCAGCAATGCTGATTGAAATGCAGAAGCGCGGGGTTATTCCAGGCCTTATTCTGTTTGCAGATACTGGTGGAGAGCTTCCGCAAACTTACGAGTTCGTAAAGATATTCTCCGATTGGTTGGTCAATCACAATATGCCAGAAGTAATAACGGTTAAGTACGCTAGGGAAACGCTCGAAGCGAATTGTTTGAGAGAGAATATGCTGCCCAGCTTGGCCTACGGATTCAAGGGTTGTTCGCAGAAGTATAAGATCCAGCCACAGGATAAGTTCGTCAACAACTGGCAGCCAGCAAAGGATTGTTGGAAGGCTGGTGGCAAATGCTTAAAGCTGATTGGTTATGACGCTGGTGAGCATCACCGAGGAAAGATACCAGAGGACAAGAAGTACATTTACGAATACCCCTTGGTGCGTTGGGGTTGGGGTAGAAAGAAGTGCGTTGAGGTTGTTGCTGAAGCTGGATTTAAACCAGCCAAGTCATCGTGTTTCTTTTGCCCGGCAATGAAGAAGCACGAAGTTCTTGATCTTGCCAAGAATCACCCCGATCTGGCAGAAAGAGCAATAGCGATGGAAAACAATGCTCACCTTAAAACTGTTGTTGGTCTTGGAAGGAATTGGAAGTGGGAGGATTTAATTAGGTCAGATGCAAACCAATTAAAATTATTTGAGGACCTGCCAGACGAAGTGCCGTGCGGGTGTTATGACGGATGATTCCCGCCCAACGCAAAGCTGAAGAGATCGTAGGCCAAGTGGATTGGCAGTCCGAGAACCACGGGCTGTGCAAGTGTCCAGGGGAACATACCCACACCAGCCATACCAGGGTTAGAGATACCACAGTCTTCATCGACAGCGTTCCCACAGTCTTTTGCTGGCATACCTCCTGCGTTGCGCATAGGGATTTGGTCAATAGGCAACTGCGTAAGTTGATTCTGGATGATCCGTTGTATAGGCCGGTAAACATTATGTCGGGTGGTACAGGGGGGGCGAGGACATTTGAAGTCCACAAGGATTTGGAAGGCGAGTTGATTGCTAGGATCGCAACGATTGCAGAGTCAAACAAGGCAAGGTACTTGACGCATTATAGCTGGGACCCTGCTGACATGTACGAAAGCAGCCCCCAGGGATTGGATGGGTTTAATGATTACCACGGGATACTCTCGCTGTTTCAGCCATATGATGTCGTATGGGTTGGCGCAGTTAAGGACAGCGGAAGACATCCAGACAACTTCAAGCATGTCGTGGATTGGATGAAACTTTCTGAACCGGTTGGGCAGTTTACAACCGGAGCCGTGTTCAATACGGGAACTATTAGCAGAGCTAATGACAACGTTGACATACGCCGGTACCTGGTCGTGGAGTCTGATGTCCTGACGAAGCCGGAGATGGGCGCGGTGTTCCAATTGATGCGTGATCTGTTCCGTATGAAGTTGCACGCCATCGTTGATACTGCAGGAAAGAGTTTGCACGGATGGTTCGAGAGTCCGGTTAATCCGGAATGGGAAAAGCAATTAAAAGCTTTTCTTGTTCCGCTAGGATGCGATCCTGCAACATTCAAACCCAGCCAGCCGGTGAGGATGCCTGGGGCAAAAAGAGAAGACAAAACGCAGAGCTTACTTTGGTTCTGCAAGGAGGGGAAATGATTGAACCAGCAGTAGCACTAGGATTGAAACCAAAGCCTGTGGATGAATGGCCTCCTATCAAATCATACTCGGAGTTGGTGCGCGAAGACATGCCCGCCCCTCAGGTGTTGATTGATGGCATGCTGCACCGAGGAGGCAAGTTGCTTTTGGGTGGTGGCAGTAAGGCCTACAAGTCTTGGTCACTAATTGATTTGGCATTATCGCTCCACGCTGGAGTCCCGTGGTGGGGTCAGCAGACCCACCAGGCTAGGGTTCTATTCATCAACTTTGAGATCCAAGAGTGGAGTTTCCGCAATCGGTTGGCGGATGTTATTAAGGCAAAGGGATTGGAAGGAAAGGTCGATGACTTCGATGTTTGGACCCTGCGCGGGCATGCAGCCGACCTAACCCTAATCCGCCCCATGATCGAGAAGCAGATCGAGGGTCGCGGGTATCAGGCGATCATCCTTGACCCGAACTACATGCTGATGGGAGATCGGGATGAGAACAGCGCGGGGGACATGTCAACGCTGATGAACGAGTTTGAATACCTAGCCACCCGTCACAACCTATCAATCATCCTGTCACATCACTTCTCAAAAGGGAATAAGAGTGGCAGCGAGGCCATAGACAGGTTCAGCGGATCAGGTGTTTTTGCGCGTAATCCAGACACCTTGGTGGTCTTGACACCGCATGAAGAGGATGAGCGCACCTTCACCTGCGAGGTGACGCTCCGGAACTTCTCGCCTATGGATGCCTTTGTAGTCCAATGGGGATATCCCCTATTCCGGCAAAACTTTAGCCTTAACCCTGACAAACTAAAGAAACCAGGGGCACACAAGGCCGTTGACGATAAAAGGTTCCTGACAGAGATGGGCAGTAAGGAGTGGTTGGCAGGGGATTTATGCCGTCATATCATGGAAAAGCTGGAAGTATCGGAGTCAACATTCTATCGGCATCTTAAAAGGCTGTCAAAAGCTAACAAGATATTGTCCGACAACGGATTATATACTGCCAGTCAAGCTACTTTCTAGTAGCTGTCATTTCGCTGTCATCTATTGAGCATTCAGACTCATATATATATATGAAAGACAATCACGAAGGGAAAGTAGAGGTAGGACTCCTTAGTCCGTCCTACCCCTACCGCTACGCTCTTTCCCGTAGTGCGATTCACTTTTAATTGAAAAGGGTGCGAGCCGGTGTGCTACAATAACCAAGTGAAAGACTCAGATAGGCTTAAAATGCAGTATATCCGGCTGCTGCACGCAGAGAATGCGCAGTTGCATGCGGTGCTACGCCTACTGTGCC